TGCGGCGACGCTGACGATGCATGCCCGGCGCATCACCGTGCACCTCGGCGATGCCGCCGACAAATGGTGGCCCACCTTGCTGAAGGGGCTGCCTCGGCTGACGGCCTTGGCCTGACACCCAGCGTCACCAAGATTGACTCGCCAAGTAAGGCGGCCACAACGGAGGTCGACGGCCACGGCTGCGCCGGCGCCAGACATCAATTCCTGATCGTTATGAAAAGATCGGCCAAAAGCCGAATCGGGTATATGCCAACCGTCTACCAAGCGACCGCATGAGGTTGAAGCAGGTCGGTACCGGCAATCGATGGACTCAACACGCTCGTTCTGTGCCCTGATGAATGAGGCGGGCTAATGGGATACCAGGCATCGTCGTTAAAAAAACCAATAGCCCAAACTATCACACAGATGGCAAATGTTATTAGACACAATCTCACTACTTTCAAAGGGAAAACTCCAAAATGATGATGACTTACGGAATGTTCGTCTTCGCCCTTGGCACTGCTCCATACCAGGAACTGCAGCGACAGAGTGCCTGGCGCCACGAGGGCCAGGGGCGAGTCGGCCACCGCCCCGCAAGACAATACCTTGGCCCAGGGGATGACACCATCACCCTCACCGGCACCCTGCTGCCCCACTTCACCGGCGGGCAGCAGAACCTCGACCAGCTGCGCCAGATGGCCAATGAGGGCGCCGCCTGGCCGCTGATCGAGGGCAACGGCACCTTCTACGGGCTCTACGTCATCGAATCGCTCAGCGAGGCCAAGAGCCACCAGATGCGCGACGGCAGCGCCCAGCGCATCGGCTTCTCGCTCACCCTGCAGCGCGTCGACGACGACCGCGCCGACCTGCTGGGCAGCCTCAACGGGGCCCTGGCCCGGGCCGCCACGGGGCTGCTGGCATGAGCCCTTCACAACAGCAGGCACGCCCACCCCGCGCCCCCGGCTACCGCCTCACGCTGGCCGGCCAGGTCATCAGCCCCGAGCTCGACGCCCGCCTGATGCGCCTGCGCCTCACCGATCGCCGCGGCCTCGAGGCCGACCAGCTCGACATCACCCTCTCCGACCACGACGGCCGCCTCGCGCTGCCGCCCCACGGCGCCGAGCTCACCCTGGCACTCGGCTGGCAGGAGGCCGGCCTGGTCGAGCGCGGCACCTTCATCGTCGACGAGGTGGAGCACTCCGGCGCGCCGGACGTCGTCGTCATTCGCGCGCGCAGCGCCGACATGCGCCGCCAGTTGCCTGGCAAGCGTTCCCAAGGCTGGCACGAGCTCACCCTGGGCGACATCGTCACCACCATCGCCCGCCGTCATGACCTCGAGCCAGCCATCGGCACCACCCTGCAGGGCGTCTACGTGGAGCACGCCGACCAGACCGACGAGAGCGACCTGCACTTCCTCACCCGCCTGGCCGAGCAATACGACGCCATCGCCACCATCAAGGCCGGGCGCCTGCTGTTCATGGCCGCCGGCCAGGCCAGCACCGCCAGCGGCCGGGCCATCGCCCCGGTCACCCTGCGCCGCCACCACGGCGACGGCCACCGCTACGTGGAGGCCGACCGCGACGCATTCACCGGCGTGCTCGCCTACTGGCACGATCCCGACGCCGCCGGGCGCGCCGAGGTCATCGCCGGCAGCGACGAGAACGTGAAGCGTCTGCGCCACACCTACGCCAGCCGCGACGACGCCGCCAACGCCGCCAAGAGCGAGTGGCAGCGCATCCAGCGCGGCGGTGCCGAGGCCTCGCTCACCCTGGCCGAGGGCCGCCCCGACCTCTACCCCGAGACGCCGATCCGCCTCGCCGGATTCAAGGCCACCATCGACGCCGTGCCGTGGCTCGCCACCGAGGTCACCCACGAGCTCACCGAAACCGCCTACACCAGCGATATCACGCTGGAGGTTCAGGGCGCATGACTCGCAGCCAAGCTGTTGAAAGGAAAGATAGTTTCACAATCATGCTGCCATATGCAGCAAACTCCGACGTTGAGCTGGCTACTCAAGTCGCCTATAGTCCACCACACTAAAAGAGAGCCTAAGACAGTAGAACGAACCGGAAACAGACCGGTCGCAGGGCAGAGAGGACGCAAGGAGGGGCGCCATGACGGCATTGGCAGGAATCGGGCTTTACAGTCCTAAGCAGGCGGAGAGGCTCATCGGTGTCGATGCTGCCAAGATACGCCGCTGGCTGCTCGGTGACGACACCCACACCGCCCCCCTCTGGCATCCTGAGCCCGAGGCGCTCGGCGCCGAGGACACCCTCAGCTTCAAGGATCTACTCGAGGTACGAGCAGTAGAGCAATTCCGGAAGCACGGCGTACCCCTGCAGACGATCCGCACTGCACTGGCCAACCTCAGTGAGATACGTGACTACCCGCTGATCCATCGGCAACTGGTGACGGATGGCCGGGCAGTCATTCTGAAGGCTCTGAAAGACGATGGCGAGACGGCCATGACTGACCTCGCCAAGTTTCAGGATGTCATGACCGAGGTTATTGCACCGTTTATCAAGGATCGCATCACCTTCGATGCCAGCGACAACCCGGTCAGGTGGGAGCCCGATCCTGACGATCCCAACATTGTGGTCGACCCGAAGTTTGCCTTCGGCAAGCCGATCGTTCTTCCCAGCCACATGTCTACCATTGCTATTTTCAAAGCCTTCAAGGCTGAAGATGGTGATGCTGAGGCAGTGGCTCGCAACTTCGATATCACCCTCGACGAGGTGAATCGCGCCGTGAACTTTGAAAAAAGGATAACGGCGGGTGCACTTCTTCATTGACGAAAACATTAGCCCCAATCTTGCCAACGCCCTAAACCACCTGTCCCAGATTCTCGATGAGCGGCACACGGTTGTGCATGCTAGAGAATTCAATGGCGGTTATGGGGTGCCCGACCAGGTATGGCTCGAAAAGCTGAAAGCAGATCCCAACTGGATCATCGTCTCGAAGGATCGCTTCAAAAAGGGGGACCCTGAACGCTACGCCTTCGAAAACGCCGGCATTACAATCTTCAATCTCGGCAAGGAGTGGAGCAACAAGAAAGGATGGGAAACCGCTCTTCGACTCATTACATGGTGGCCGACCATCTCTCGGGAGGTAACAAAAATCAACAGCCCCATGATATATGAGTTACCATGGCCAGCATCCAGGAAGCTCAAAGGCAGGCAGTTACCGAAACTCAAATAAGAAAGCCCCTCACCATCCTGGCAAGGGGCCCGAGTACCGTGACGCGATCCCATCATCCCTGGCGACTTCCATGGCGAGGTCGCCTGCCGCACTCACTCGGCGTCACTTCCTCACCATGCCACACCCGGGCCGCCGCCACATGGCGATATCGCCAATGCAGCTTGTGCGAGATCTCCCACATTAACGTACTGGCATCCGTGCCTTGCGCACCACCACCCCTCGACACACCTCGGGATCCGCCCCGCGCCCCTCTCCCCCGCTTGCCGGCAGCAGACGGAAACGCCCACCAATGCGATGGCTCTTGAACAAGCCAAGTCCTTCGCCGGTTTCCACCACCACCAGGTCGCCATGCTGCACAGGACGCGCCTCGTCCACCACCAGAACATCACCCTCGATCAATGGACCCTCGACCCCAGCCTCCTCGCTCAACTCCACCAGGTAGCAGCTGACTGGAAGAGGTTCGTGATCCAGTTCGGCCAGTGCCGGATGGTCCACTGCCAGGCATGGGCCTAGATAGTTCACCTTCATGATCCCCCCGTCAGTCGAAGCTGAACGACTCACGGTTGCCGGCGGCATCCTGCTCCATCTGCACGCAGCTCTCCATGATCTGGTAGCTACCGCCAACAGTCTCAGCTACCTCCTGGCAGTGGTTTCGAATCTGCGACGAGACGCCCGACCAGTCCGCCTTCAGAGAGTTGTAGGAGCGCTGCTCCATCTGAATGCACGAGTTATAGATCTGATGGCTCCCGCCAACGGTTTGTGACACCTCCTCGCAGTGCGCCTCTACGTCGAAGCGTGGCATCGATTGGGCACTGGCCAGAGAGGAGGCCACCAGTCCCATGCATGTCGCCGCAAATGCAGCCACCCGAATCATTGTCACGCTGATCTCCTTACTGTGTAATTAGATGTCGCCACCTTGTCGAGCGTGACGTTTCTGTCGCCTTCTCGATCGAACAGCAAAGCTAGCAGCCTCGACAAAGTCCCGTCGTCAGGTCTCTTAGGCTCCTAATTCTATCAGCTTCGCTTCAATCTGCTGGATCTCTACGCCCTGCTGGTCGTCTGGAATGTCATCGTTGCGAATCAGGAACAGTGCCTCCTGATATTGATCGATCGCCTTCTTATTGTTTCCTTTGAATTCCGCTTTCTTTGCTGCTTCTAGGAAGCCATCAAGCTTCACCTTGTACATCAAATATTTAAACCCACGTTCCAGCTCCTCGCCCACCGAAGCATCTGAAGTGTTCCGGATAATCTCCTGCGACTTCAAAAGCCCGTTTGCCAGCGCGTTGTGCTTTGCCGTGATGGTAGATGCGACTTCTGACTTTTCTTTTGCCTTTTGAGCTACCTTTTGGGCTTCCTCAATAATCAGCTTGTCGCGATAACCTTTGAATTCGCTCAAAATATCAGATGGTGAAGGTGTCAACGTTGGTATGCCTTTATTCTCATACTGCAAAAGATGCTCCAAATGCTCAAACAAGAGGTCACATCGTGACAGTCTTGTCGCAAAGGTCTTCCCATCACGGGCCAGCCTGAGGCAATCTTCAATAATTCGGTGGCGCTGAGTAATATCGTGCAATACCTGGGGCGCGCAGTTCTCACATAAGCCATTCGTGTCAACCGATAAGAAAAACCCCTTCCGCTCGCAAAATCTGCATTGCCCCATTTCGAATCTCCTCAGGTTCCCTTTAGCCAAGTTGTGTAAAGCTGAAAGCCTCCTGGCCATCAGCCGTGACGGTCATAAACTCGGGCGCCTTCTCCTTCGGAGTGCGGCCGGTAGCTCCACCACACCTCGTCCATCACCAGCGGCGCATCATCGCTGGGATGACAGACCGCAGTGATCCAGGTACCCGGCGCCACATTGTAGCGTGGCGTCAGCTCCCTAGGCTCCAGCGGCAGGCGCAGGGCCTGGGAGAGCTTGAGGTATGGGCTATAAAGAGCAAAGCGGTCGCACATAGCCTACCTTTAATTTGTGTCCCTAATAGTAACCCTGCTCCAATCAACGGAATTTAGATCAGGGTTCTTACGTAGCAAAATAGCATCAATACTACTCAAATCAGGCATAATATTCCGATAAAGAGTATCATAAAAATATTTAGGATTAACTTCTTGAACCAGTCCAGGACCTACATTTGAGTGTGCAATACCGCCTCTTAGCTCACCATATCTATCAAAACTGGACACATATGGCTCTATTTCCTCAAATACGCCTGCGGGAGCAAATATTTTTTTCAAATCTTCCTTTTTTATACCATTCACTCTACCTAGCATCCACCTATAGTATTCATTCACATAGCGTCCCAACTGAGTTTTAAGTTTTCCCTTACCCCCTGAACTCCTTACTTTCGAAAGCAATTCTGAAAACAATCCATCCTCACTCTGATGGCCCTCAATTGCCAACGTCATGGTAATGGCAATAATACAATCTTCACCTCCATTACCACTTACCCATCTATCATATTTTGACTTTAAGTACGCCAGCCCGACTCTTTCGAAATAATTCTCAAGCTCTGCATGCACCAAAAGACAATAGCCACGAGCCATATCGTAATAACAAGGATCGTAGTTAACAAAATCGTCAAACTCACTTGGCATCAGATGATTTGAAAGCTGATCTATCCTATCCGAGACTTGAACGTAGAGCTCAGTATTATTCGTCACTCTACCCTCCCGCCTATTTCAATCAACTCAAGATCAGCTCCAAACTGAGAATTCAAAATCCCAATCGTCCCGTTAAAACGCTTCAAGACTGAAGATACAGTTTTTGTAGTGGACTCAAAGGAAGCTAAGAAATCTCCATCACTTTCCATCAAACCAACAAAATAGGCCTTGAAGTCTTCACCACTCTCCTTAACGGCATGCCGAACAATCGGCCGAGCAAACAAGTAAACTAAAACCTCAAATACAGACCTGTTAAACCTAGCTTCAAACCTGCCCTTTTTCCATTTCCTGTATAGATCTTCCCCAAAAACGCTCAAAAGAAATTCGTGTGCAATATCGAGCTGCTGGACAATGTAGCTCAGCTTGCTTTCATAAGAATCAAAATCATCAGATATTTGCCAATACGCATTATCTAGATGTTTTTTCAAATTCCCGCCATAAGCTTCTATAAACAAATTATTTGCAATATGCCTTAAAAGGAGCTCGGCATCCCTCATCCTAAAGTCTGGCTTATCATCATCAAAAATATAGCGAAAGACATTCAACACAGATGAATGATAATCCAAAAACTCTGAAAACTTTCCTGGCTGTAACGCGAACCGAAGCTCTTGAGGGCTTAGCGGAAGGCTACCCGTATTAAATCTATAAAATATCTGATAAAGAAGCGAATCAGAATTGGCATTCTTAATTATCGAAGTTCTGATCGTATAGTTATCAAAGTTCGCCAGCTGACCGCTTCCTCCGGAGATATCTTCATATGTCATCCCATTATATCCACCGAGAATAGGAAGAGACTTAAGCTTTAAAGCTGAAAATTCATCACGGTTTTCAACTGCAGCAAACTGCAGAATACTAAGAAGGCGCTGCTTACCATCCAGAACAATATACTTGCCTTTTTCCAATGGTGATTCAGCAAGCACTAGAGGCGGCACAGGAAGATTAAGGAGCATTGATTCTATAAAAAGGCTCTTCCTTTCTCTAGTCCATGCATCCCTCCTTTGGAAACTGGGATTTAGAACAATATTGCCTTTATCAATTTGGCGAATAATTGTTTCAGCCGTCCAGTCAGCGCTCACTACAACGGCATTAGAGAAATCGGAAGCATTGATATCGCTTATGTCATCAAGATAATCTTCTTGTGAAAACTCTAATTGGTAATGCCCACTCATAAGTCTTCCTTTAATATTAATTAACCCGCCCGATACGAATCTCACACCGCCCCAGGATCTCCACGTCCTTCATGTCTTCGGGCTTGATCATCTCGGGCTGGTAATGCTCGTTGTCGCTGATCAGCAGCCAGGCGCCGCCTGCCACGCGCTGCACGCGCTTGATGCGTCGCTCGCCGTGTACCAGCAGCAGAAACACCCCCTCTGGCTTCGGCTCACGCCGGCTGCGGTCCACCAGCACCCAGTCGCCATCGGCGAGGGTGCCGTCCATCGAGTCGCCGCGCACCTTGATACCCACCACCTGGGCCGGGTCCAGCCCCTGGGCGGCCAGCTGCTCGGTGGGGAAGTAGAGCGTGGATTCGACCTCTTCCTGTTCCAGGGAGCGACCATCACCGGCAGCGGCCTCTATGTCGTACATCTTCACTTCGGACATATCGGCACCCGAAGCGCTGAGGGGTGTCAACGTTTGTGAACCATGGCCATGGCTTGAGCGTCGACCTGTGAGGACGTACTGCACATCAACTCCCGCCCCATCCAACGCAGATAGGTAAGAGGCATCAGGACTCCGAGCATCTTTTTCGTAGTTAATCTGAGTCGTTTTGCCGACCCCACCGACCTGGGCTAACGCCGTCTGGCTCAAGCCCAAACGCTCACGCTCCGCCTTGAGTCGCTCACCTGTGGTTCTCAAATTTGCACCATCCCGCTTGACAGGTTCACATACGTGAACCATCATCGAATCGCAGTCTTAGACAACATTAAGGAAGCCTAACCCATGGACACCGCCGAGACCATGCAAGCCGCCGTTGCGGCCCGCGCCCCGCGCGGCTGTAACCGCCCGGTGATGACCCAGGTCACCGATACCGAGCGCACCAAGCTCGAGGGCATCGCCCAGCTGGAGATGCGCTCGCTCTCCGCCACCACCCGAATGCTCATCCTGCTCGGCATCGAGCACTACGAAGCCGAAACCGAAAGAGCCGGCCGGGCTTGATCGGCCGTCTGTCCTGACCTGCTGCATAAGGAACCTCGCCATGTACCAGGACCCGAAACGCATCCGCTCCAATAAGGCCACCGTCTACCTCGATCAGTACGAGTCGGACGTGATCACCGCGCTGGCCAATTACCTGGGCGTGCCCAAGGCCGAGGTGATGCGCCAGATGCTGATGAAGGAAGCCCGCGACGTGCTCGGCATCGATCCCGCATCCCTTACCGACACTCTCGCGGCTCACACCGGCTGAGCACACCACCACATCCACCGTGCATTAGAGGTCCCTATGCCGGAACAACCCGTGGAACTCGACCAGCAAGCCCGGGCAGTGCTCGATGCCGTTCGCCATCAGCAGGGGCTGGAGTCCCGCGAGCAGGCTGCTGAATGGCTGCTACGTCGCCGCATCCGGCGCGGCGCCCAGGGCCTCACCGGCCGCGGCCGCGCGCTCTACGAAGTGAAAGGAGATCCCCGGTGAGAATTCTTTGCCCGCATTGCGCGCAACGTGCCATCACCCGAACCAGCAAGCGCCCCTCGCCGGTGTTCTACGAGGTCTACGCCCAGTGCACCAGCCCGGCCTGCGGCTGGAGCGGCAAGCTGCTGGTCGAGTTCGCCACCACCACCTCACCCAGCCGAGCCCCCGCCACCGACGTGCGCATTCCCGTCGATCGGGCCTCGCGCCAGGTGCTGCTCGAGCAGCTCAACGAATGCTGAAGGAGACCGAGACCATGACCAACGTGACCCCGCTTCGCGCACCGCACTTGGATGCCCACAACATCGCCAGCGCCCAGCTCTTCCGCACCCGCTGGGAGAACAGGGAGAACGCCCTGCGCGATTGCATCGAGCACCTGACGCACCACCACGACATGACCGAAGAGGCCGCTGAGCTGGCCGCGCTCCAGGCCTATGCCGAGCTCGAGAGCACCAACCAGCAGGCGCGCATCGATGTGGATGCCAGTACCTCACACATGGTGTTCCTGCGCACGGAAGACGGCCGGCCGGTGGTCTTCACCGTGAACGACCTGCTGAACGTGCTGCAGCAGGACCGCCGTGAACAGCGCGCCGTCGTAGTGGGCCGCGACCGCCGCCGCCCGGTCGTCATCGAGCAGTAACCCCCTCCCCCTTCACCTCGGATAAAGGAGGCACAGCGTGAATCCATCGCTGCGCCAGGACATCCTCGCGCGTTTGCAACGCGACTACCGCGCCGAAGAGCGGGGCCCGTACCTGCAAAAGGTGCAGTGCCCCGACTGCGGCAAGCGCGAGGCGTACATCGCCACCGAGGCGCCGTGGATGCTGAAGTGCGGCCGCGAGAACAACTGCGGCAGTCAGATCCACATGAAGGAGTTGTTCCCGGAGTTCTTCGCCAGCTGGTCGGAGCGCTACGCCCCGCGCGCTGATCAAGCCCCGCACGAGAAGCCGACCAGCACCACCCCGGTGGCCGATGGCTACCTGCGCGACGGCCGTGGCTTCGAGCTTTCGCGCATCCAGGGCTGGTACACCCAAGAGAGCTACTGGCGGCAAGACGTGGGCGGCACCGCCACGGTGCGCTTCCCGCTGCCCAGCGGCGCCTATTGGGAGCGCCTGCTCGACAACCCCGAGCGCTTCGGCAAGCAGAAGGCCAACTTCGTGGGGCGCTACAAGGGCCAGTGGTGGTGCCCGCCGGTGTTTACTCCGACAGATCTCGCCAACGAGGACGAGGTGTGGATCGTGGAGGGCATCTTCGATGCCATCGCGCTCTACCACCATGGCATCGCCGCCGCCTCGGCGATGAGCTGCAGCAACTACCCCGCCGAGGCGCTCAAGGCCCTGGTAGACGCCGCCCACCAGGCCGGCACCTGCCGCCCCACCCTGGTGTGGGCGCTGGACAGCAACTCTGCCGGCCAGAAGGCCACCCGAAAGTGGGTGGAACGCGCCCGCGCCGAAGGCTGGGAGTGCCAGGCCGCGCAGATCCCTGGCGGTGGCCGGTTCGACTGGAACGATGCCCACCAGCGCATCGAGCTCACCGAGCAGCACCTGGCGCGCTATCGCTACCACGGCGATCTACTGCTGGCCCCCAGCGCCATGGCCAAGGCGCTGATCATCTTCAAGCGCACCGAGCGCCGCGAGTTCTGGTTCGAGTACAAGCGCCAGGTGTGGTGGTGGAAGCTCGACATGGACGCCTTCGACCGCGCCGTGCGGGCCGAGGGCGAGGATGGCGGCGACCAGCAGAGCCTCAACCCGGCCATCCGCGATGCGGCCCTGGAGCAGGCCGGCAGCGTGAAGCGCATCTGTACCTGCTTCCCCACGGCGCTCTATTACCAGGCCAACCTGGTCACCGACGAGAGCTGGTACTACTACCGGGTCGAGTTCCCCGACGGCCGCGCGCCGGTCAAGAACACCTTCAGCGGCGGCCAGCTGGCCAGTGCCAGCGAGTACAAGAAGCGCCTGCTCGGCGTGGCCCCGGGCGCGGTGTGGACGGGCACCAGCCAGCAGCTCGATACCCTCCTCCAGGACCAGATCGGCAACATCAAGACGGTCGAGACCATCGACTTCATCGGCTACAGCAAGGAGCACGGCGCCTATGTGTTCGGCGAACTGGCCGTGGCCGGCGGCAAGCTGGTGCGCATCAATGCCGAGGACTACTTCGAGCTCGGCCCGCGCAAGCACCTCAAGACCCTGAGCCAGTCGGTCACCCTGCACCTCAATCCGGACCGCAAGGCCTATCACACCGGCTGGACGACCCAGCTGCTGGGCGCCTTCGGTACCAAAGGCCTGGTTGCCCTGGCGTTCTGGCTGGGCAGCCTGCTCGCCGAGCAGCTGCGCGCCGAAATGGGCAGCTTCCCCTTCCTGGAGATCGTCGGCGAGGCCGGCGCCGGCAAGTCCACGCTCATCGAGTTTCTGTGGAAGCTGGTGGGCCGCCGCGACTATGAGGGCTTCGACCCGTCCAAGGCCACCATGCCGGCACGCTCGCGCAACTTCGCCCAGGTGAGCAACCTGCCGGTGGTGCTGATCGAGTCCGACCGCGAGCAGGAAGGGGGCGCCAAGCAGAAGCAGTTCGACTGGGACGAGCTCAAGACAGCTTTCAACGGCCGCTCGATCCGCGCCCGCGGCGTGAAGAACAGCGGCAACGACACCTACGAGCCGCCCTTCCGCGGCAGCATCGTCATCAGCCAGAACGCCCCGGTGCAGGCCGGCGAGGCCATCCAGACCCGCATCTGCCACCTGCACTTCACCCGCGAGGGGCAAACCCACCAGACCAAGGAACTGGCCGAAGCGCTGGAGAAGACCGAGCTCGAGAACGTCAGCCAGTTTGCCCTGGAGGTCGCCCAACGCGAGGCGCCGCTGCTCGAGCTGATCAAGGCGCGCGCCAAGCCCTACGCCAACCGCCTGGCAGAAGACCCCGACATCAAGGTGCTACGCATCGCCAAGTGCCACGGCCAGCTGATGGCCCTGGTGGACTGCCTGGGCCCCGAAGGCTTGGGCTTGTTCGACGCCCAGACCATCGACATGGCCGCCGGCCACGTATGGCAAATGGCCCGCGATCGTCAGCAGGCGATCAACGCCGATCATCCCCTCGTGCAGGAATTCTGGGAGGCCTTCGAGTACCTGGAAGGCCTGCGCGACGAGCCGGTGCTCAACCACTACGGCTACGGCAGCAACGAGGTGGCCATCAACCTCAAGGACTTCGAGCGCGCCTGTGCCGAGCACAAGTTGCGCGTGCCCGAGATCCGCGAGCTCAAGCGCTACCTCAAGGCCAGCAAGTCCCGGAAGTTCCTCGAAGCCAACCGCACCGTGCGCTCTCGCATCCGCCTGAACGGCGCGAGCGTGAAGTGTTGGGTTTTCCAGCAGTCGAGCCCGTAGAGACAGGAGATCGCCATGCATCACCCCACCTACCCCCTCGACCAGGCCGCGCCGCTGCTCAACCTGGGCCGCAACACCCTGGCGCGCCGCCTACGCGACGTCGGCGTGCTCGGGCCGGACAACCTTCCCGCCGGCCCGTACCGCGGTCGGGTGGCCCTGGTGATCGTAGCCACCGGCACCTACTGGCACCCCATCTGCGGCTGGACCCACTACGGCCGCACCGAATTCACCGACGCCGGGCTCGACCACATCGCCCGAAAGCTCGGCATCGACCTCGCCCGCCTGCCGCATCCAAGCAGCCGGCGTGCCCAGCAAGCACCGCAACCCGCAAGGAGCCTGTCATGACCCTCCAGAACCAGAATCTCTACGACGCCCTGCAGCACGTCAGCACCAAGGCCTCGACCCTCGAGACTTATCGCGAACTCCTTGAGCGCGCCGAGCGTGAGCTCGCCAACGCGAAGGAAAAGGCCCGGAAGATCCTCGAGGCTCTCCCCGGCGAGCAGCTCGATCAGCTGGTGGCCCTGCCGATCGAGCACGGCGACACCATCATCCACCTGGCCCTGGACAGCGAAGAAGGGGCGGTCTCGATCGCCGTAAGCCAGGAGCCAGAGCGCCGCAGCCTACATGACCTGATGGGCGAGGAAGAGCGCGAGGCGGTCCGCCAGCGCGTCGATGCCGCCGATCGCGCGCGCTTAGCGCAGCAAAAGGCCAACCAGGAGGGCGCCACCCATGGCTGACAACGCCGATATCGCCACCGAGCTGATGGAACTGCGCCTCGAGGGCGCCCTCGCCAGCCGCCTGCAGGTCACCGCACCGGTACACGCCACCGAGTGCGAGGAATGTGGCGACGAGATCCCCGCGGCCCGGAGCGAAGCCGCGCCTTGGGCCACCACCTGCATCGAGTGCCAGGGCATGCGAGAACAGCACGCCCGGCATCGCCGCTGATCACCACCAGGAGGACCGAGCCATGCACCCCGTCACCCGCCACCGGATCACCAGCCTGATCCACACCAGCGCCGACGATGCCCGCATCAGCATGGAGCTGATGCACACCGAGCACGGCGCCGACTACACCCTCGAGGTGGCCAGCGGCGCGATCCTGCGCTTGGAAGTGCTGCAGGCCGAGAAGCTCAGCCACCGCAAGGTGTTCGCCACCGCCGCCCGCAAGGCGCTCAAGGTACTGGAAAAGGGGCCGCTGAAATGACCGCTGCCAACGCCATCGACCCGCGCGACTACGCCATCATCAGGGCCCTCGGGGCCCTGTGCCTGGCCACGCCCAACGTGGAGCTGGCCCGGGCCTACCTTCGCGACGCCGGTGCTGGCGAGCGCATTCACCATGCGGCCCAGGTGCAGCGCTGCCAGCAGGCGCTCGCTCAGGGCAAGGCCCGCCGCGTCAGCGATCAGACCATCGAGATCGCCTTTCCCAGCTGCCGGCTGGCCTGTGTGTTCGAGGAGCTGCTTCAGGAGGATGCCCGGCAATGACTCAACCAGCACCGAAAGGCGGACGGCTGGCTCGGCAAGCCGCCATGCTCTGCCAGGATCCAGCCTTCCGGCTCTACCTGGACCGCCGCCGGCGTCACAAGCAGGGCCTCACCGAGGCCCAGCTACCCGACGGCACCCACAACGAGCAGGACGCCCGCGACTGGCTCTGCGCCGCCTGTCAGATCGAGAGCCGCGCCGAGCTCGACCACAACCCCACCGCCGCGGCAATGCTCCGCACCATCAAGCAGCGCTTCACCCACTGGAAGACCCGACAAGGAGCCCTGGCATGAACACCTACTTCGGACTGCTCGCCGAGTTCGACGGCCGCGCCGAGCTGCCGCTCGATGAAGTCGCCCCGCGCTACTTCGGCATCAGCCCCCGCACCGCCAGCGTGCGCGCCGGCGCCCAGGCCCTGCCGGTACCGGCCTACCGCGCCGGCGATTCGCAGAAGTCGCCCTGGCTGGTCAGCGCCGTGGATCTCGCCAAGTACCTGGACGAGAAGCGCGCCGAGGCGCATGAGATGTGGAAGCGGGTGAATACCTAAGTCATCATAGGTACAAGATAAACTCTAACCCACTGTCAGATCTCGAAGTGAAGGCCATGAACAAACTTAACCTTTTTGAGCCGGTAGTAGAGGAAGAAAAGCTGCATGAGAATTTCAAAAAAATCCTTACACCAGGCTATGAATCACAAAGAAAAATTCTTGATGAGCGGGCCTCTGGATTCATTGACAGAGATGGGAAACTAACAACCGAGCTTCAAACCACATTCAACTCAACATTTTGGGAAATCTACCTCTTCGCGGTCTTCAAGTCCTACGAAACAAAAATCAACTTTGACCACAGCACCCCCGATTTTTATCTAAAAAAAAGGGGGCTGGAATTCATCGTAGAAGCCACAACCGCAAATACAGCCAAAGGTAAAGCCCATGAATGGGAGAAGACCATAGAAGATGCAATGGAAAAACAAAGCACTGAAGAAATAAACAAAGAAGCCATCGTAAGACTATCTAACGCTCTACACTCAAAAACAACAAAATTCAGGGAAAAATACTGCAGGCTAGCACAGGTAATCAACAGACCTTTCGTTGTAGCCATAGCCCCCTTTGAGCAAAAATTTTTTAATTTGCAATATGACAGACCTATTAGAGCATTACTATGTGGGGAATATATCGATGAAGCCAGCTTCCTTGAAAACCCTGAAAAGTTCCCCTATGGTCCACCCAAGATCAATGTGTCAAGCATAAAAAAAGAGAATGGCGCAAAAATAAATCTTGGGCTCTTTAATGAAAAATCTTATGAAGAGGTCAGCGCAGTAATTTTCAGTTGCACCGCCACATGGGGAAAGGTCTGCGCCATGGACAAAGAATCCGACAAAACAATTGTTCAATATCTCTGGGCATCAGGACCAAACGGAGCACCTGAACGCAGCATTGAAAAAACACCAAATACCCGCGAAGAAATACATGATGGACTAATGGTTTTCCATAACCCTCACGCGATAAACCCTTTACCGCTCGATATTTTCCGAAGGCATAGAGTAGCCCAACACTACTATAGCGCTCAATCAGGAGAATGGATCGCAGAGGGTATGCAAAACGCATTGCTTCATCGCATGCCTATCACTTTGGCAACCAGTGGTGTCAACGAAGAATAAGAAGCTCTGGGCGCAAGTGAGTATAGCGTTTCAGCACGTCCCAGCTCTCATGCAGGGTGAACTGCTGCACCTCCACGATCTCATACCCCGCCTCGAACAGCCGCGACGTCGCCTCATGGCGCAGGTCGTGAAAGCGTAGATCCTCGATGCCGCAGGCAGCGCAGGCGGCGCGCCAACGCGTGCCGATCGACTTTCCGTGGTAGGGGAAGATCCGCTCTTCGCCTTGGGCCCGCGGCTGCCGACGGATGATGGCCATGGCCTCATGGCTGAGCTTGAATCGCTTGTGGTTGCCCCACTTCTGCCGGGGGTGCTTGGCGTCACGCACCCAGCAGGTCATCGCCTTCTCGTCCAGGTCCGACCACAGCAGCCGGGTGATCTCCTCCTGGCGCCTCGAGGAGGCGATGGCGAAGTCCATGATGTCTTCCATCGGGATGATCGCGCTCGGCCGGATCCGCTGCGAGCGCTGGAAATAGGCACGGATCCGCTCGATCTCGTTATCGGTTGGCCGCCGGCTTCGTGATCCCGGCCTCGAGACCAGCCCCTTGCTGCGCATCAGCAGCTTGGCCGATTCGAACTCGCCAAGGTCCACCGGCATCTTCCAGGCGGCCACCGCGGTCTTGAGGATGATGCCGAGCCAGGTGATGTCCTGGTTGATGGTCGAGGGCTTGATCCCACTGCTCCGGCGCATCACCGCGTGCTCGATGACCTGCTCGCTGGTCAGCTCGGTGACCTTCACCCGAGCGATCGGAAAACGTTGCATCTGCTTGATCGTCGCCCGCTTGGAGCGGCCGGCATCCTGGGCGAACTCATGCAGGTAGCGCTCGATGGCATCGTCCAAGGTCACGCCGCGCCACTTCGCCGAGAGAATGCCGCCGGGGCTGCTGAGCTCGAGCTCGCGGCGCTTGGCCCACTCCTCTGCCATCGCCTTCCTGGGGAACGTCCGCGACTCAGAGTGGTCTGGTTGCCCACGGCGGGCGATGCGGATCTGGGCTAGGTATGAGAAACTGCCGTCCTTTCGCCGACGCTTCCTGATCGTCGCCACGCGAACCTCCCGATGTACCAAATTGCCACGGCCCCGTGTGCCAAAAATGTACCAACGCATGGCGAAAAACAGGGCTCAACCACTGTAAATATGTACAGTTATGACAGATAAGGCAACAACCACAACCCGCATGGATACTGGCACCGCGCGCCCCGCGCTGGACAGGACTTTCTCCGTCGCGCCTATGATGGATAGGAACTAAGCCCCGCCATTCCGGCATTCATTGCCATCACGTACCAAATTTCTACCAGCAACTTTTCCTTTTCTCCTCGCGAACCTCGTTGGTTTTCGTGATGTGATGCGTGCGCGTGTGGGACGCGTGCGTGCACATCATGCGCGGGGCAGTTCTAGAATCCGTGGGGGGCTCGGAAAAAGGTAACAAAAGTAATGGCATGCCGAAAAATGACGTAGGCACTTGATATTAAAGGCGTTAAAACGGGTGTCCAAAAGGTAACAAAAAGGTGATGAAAAGGTGATGCGTTACCTTTTTGAATGGTCACAGAGAGAGATTTCTCTATCCTTTAAAATCAATGACTTGGCAGCCCGTTACCTTTTGCAGTACCTCTTGTTACCTTTTAAAGGTAACGATAGAAATCAATAGAATCAGATAGATACAAGCAGAAATCGGCCAAGTTACCGATGTTACCTTTTTCCGAGCCCCCCTCACCTTCTCAGATTGGCCCGCAAGCGCTGCGGGAACCTCCATAGCCGCCATTTTGCATAAAAACGCATGCCGCCACAGGCACTTAGGTCGCGATGTCCTACCTGTACCGCCGGGCTATCGGCCATAGTGCCTACATGCATAAAAACAAAAATACTTAGAGCGCAGGCGGGGCGGGGTGTCGACGGCGCGCGGCGGGCTGTGACCGGCAGGGTCTTCACCTACCCTTCTTTGATGAGCACATAGCAATTGGAGGTGCTGAGATGCGGGCCACAGCATGGTCGAATGGAAAGAATCAATACGGGATCAGAGTCGGCATGAAGAACCGTCGACTGCATTTTCTAACTGAATGGGAATCGATCACTGTCTTCATCGATGGCCAGCCTCACAAGTTTAAGCTCACCTCGGGGTTCTGGAACCAGTGTCCCGAGTTTCGGGATTCTTCTGAACCGGTGATCAAGTCATGGCTTGCACGCCAAGAGGCATTGGAATGGCCGAAGGGGAAACCACCGGTATTCGACTTACAACCGCTGGGAGGGAATCGATTTTCGTTGGAGAAGGTCTGAGCCGAGGCTGCCGCGCGGGCGCGCGAGAAGGCCGCCCGGTTGGACGGCCTGGTGATCGGGATGGCTGGGGAACTCGGCGGTGCTACTTCGTCGGATCGAGCTGCGGGCCGTTGGCCTCCCCGTCGAGCGAGTAGGGCCGGAAGCGCACAACCTCTTCGCCGACGACCTCGTTGATCTCCATCATGGCGGCCTGCAGCGGCTCGAGCTCGTTGGCGACGAATACCCGCGCGGCCTTCTCGACGTCGCCGAAGCCGCCGGTGTTGCTGGGGATGATGCCCATCAGCTGCGGCGGGATCCGGTGGCCGGCGAGCTGGTCGTCCCGGGTGATGTTCTTGATGTTCCAGAACTCGTCCTTCGCCGCGACCTCCGAGACGGGGATCACCTGGACCCCGTCCTTCTTCCCCCCGGGGGAGTAGAGAAACAGGTTCCGGAAGTTGCCGGGGCCCTTGCTGTCCTTGAGTGCCTGGCGCATGGCGTCGATGTCCTGCTTGTTATGGGCGGCATCGTTGACGTACATGATGAAGCCGGCATGGCTGCCGTTGAGGTAGTAGCGCCGTCGGAACAGGGTGGCGCTCTCGTTAAGCCAGGCCGACTGCAGGCTGCCGATGTAGTCCGGCACGCCGTAGATGCCCTGGTCGATGTCGGGTTCGAGCAAGTGGATCACCCGCCCCGCCGGCAGCTCGACCCGGTCGACGAAATTGGGTACCCACCAGTAGCGGTCGGCATTGAGCCCGCCCCGGCGCATGTAGCGGCTGCGCAGGTGGCGAAACGGCAGCCGCTTGCCCAGCCGGCCGAACACTTCCTCGAGGTAGGCGTTGCCGAACACCAGGTAGTCAAGGGCCAGGCCGCTGAACGCCTGGCGGCCCAGCAGCGGGTGCGGCTCGAAGGTGCGCAGCAGGATGTTGCGCTTCACCTGCATGGCACTGCCGTGGTGGGCGGTGGCCCGGTAGCTCTTGGCCAGCACGTCCAGCGGGATCGGCGGCTCGTACCACTCGTCGGCCGAGAGCCACAGCCCTTCGTAGAAGAAGTCGCGCATGCTGGTGACCGGCTCGGGGTCGCCGAAGCTGAACGCCTCGGCCCGGCCCGGCGCGGCGGCCGGGGCTGCAGTCGCGCCAGGCTCGTCGACCCGGTAGGCCGGCACGCGCACGCGGGGTTTGTCGGTGGCGGTGTCGCTCATTCGAAGATCTCCATCATGGATCGCCCGGCGTCCTCCGCCGGGCCGTCGATTGGCTCGTGGTGCAGGGCGTGCATGGTGGCCCAGGCCAGGTCGGCGTGGCCGGTCGCCTGGCTGCGCCCGCTGGTGTAGGTGAACTGGCGGCCCGAGGCGGTCAGCTCGCGCTTGATGGCCATGAACGACTGGGCGAGATCCGACCAGCCGGCGTCGAACTCGAGGCGCCCCTTGCGCATGATCTGCTGGGCCTGCATCACCATGCGGCTCTTCACGTCGGGGCTGTACTGGTAGCGCGCCACGGTGGGGAACCACTTCTCGACGTGCTCGGCCACCGCCTCGCCCAGCCCGCTGACGTCGATGCCGATGTGATCGATCTGGTAGCGCGCCTCGAAGCTGCGGATGAATGCCGCCTGCGCCTCGTAGTCCTGGCCCTTGAGCCGGTGGCGCTCCAGTATCCGGTGCGGTTCCTCGGCGCTACGCGAGGGTAGCACCACCACCAGGCCGGCGCCGTCGCCATCCTCGCCGGTGCCGGTCGGGTCGTAGCCGAGCCACACCCCGCGCTCGCCCACCGGGCGCGGCGCGAAGGGCCGGTAGTCGTCCCACACTTCCCAGCTGTCGACCATGCACGGGTGCACCATCGCCAGCGGGAAGGCGCTCTGGCTATCGTCGACGAACTCGCACATCAGCAGGTTCGCGAACTCGTCCTCGCTGTACTCCAGGCGCAGCTGCTCGAGGTCGAAGAGATCGCAGCCGCCGGCGATGGCGTCCTCCACGGTGACGATCTGGCGCCACTGGCCGTCGGGGCACAGCTTGCCGCCGGCGAGCGCCTCGCGGCTGACGTCGAAGGCCTGACGGTCGGCCTTCTTGCGCCGCTTGTTGAACATCTCCCCGGTCCAGAACGGATAGGCCTCGTGACCGATGCTCGAGGGCGTCGAGAAGTAGGTCTGGCGCCATTTCTTGTGCATCGCCATGCCGCTGGTGACCTTGCGGAACTCGGCGAAGCGGCCGATCCAGAAGTACTCGTCGAGGTAGACGTCGCCGTGATAGCCCTGGGCGGTCTTCGAGTTGGTGCCCAGGAAGTGCAGCTCGGCGCCGTTGTCCAGCACCAGGGGGTCGCCCTTGAGCTCGACGTCGCACACCTCCTTCACGAACTGGACGATGTAGTTCTTGAAGATGTGCGCCTGCGCCTTCGAGGCCGAGAGGAAGATCTTGTTGCGGCCCTGCTCGAAGGCATCGACGATCGCCTCGCGGGCGAAGAAGAAGGTCGCGCCGATCTGGCGGCTCTTGAGGATGTTGCGGATGCGGTGTTTCTGGCCCGCCTCGTACCAGTCCAGCTGGTACTGAAAGCACGTATCCAGGAAGGCCGCGCGCAGCTGCTCGATCTGCTCCTCGTCGAGGAAGTTGCGCCGCTGCTTGCGCCGCGGCGCCTCGTTGCGCGCGTTGATGTTGGGGTTGAGGTCCGCCTCGCGGCCGGTCGCCTCGTACTTGTGCACCCGCGCCAGGCGCTCGATCTGCCGGCCCAGCAGGTCGATCTCCTTGAAGTCCTTGCCCTCCTTGCCCTCCTTGCTGATCAGCTGCACCAGCCGCGCCTCGAGCGCGCCCTCCACCCGCTGGCTGGGCGAGGCCTCGTCCCAGCCATCGCGCTGTTTCCAGCTGTGCACGGTGGGCGGCTTCTCGCCCAGGAACTCGGCAATACGCGCCACGCGCCACCCCTGCCAGTAGAGATGGCGGGCGGTCACACGCGGTGAATCGAGGGTGTCGGCAGGCATCGTCGTCATGCCGCCAGCCTAACCGCGCGCGCGAATCGCCCACGGCCGGGCGCGTTGTGGATAAGGCGCCTACAACGCCACAACGTTGAGGCCATGACCGGCCGCGCGGAACCTGACGGCAACGTACCGCCGAGCAACCAGCAGAGGCCTCCGCCATGTTCCGGATCGCCACAGAAGGCGCCACCACCGACGGCCGCAAGATCTCACGCGAGTGGATCGAGCAGATGGCCAAGAATTTCGACCCCGCCGTTTACGGTGCCCGCGTCTGGATGGAGCACATGCGCGGCATGTTCGCCGACGGCCCCTTCCCCGCCCTGGGCGACGTCACCAAGCTCGAGGCCCGCGAGGTCGACGGCAAGCTCGCACTGTTCGCCGAGATCGACCCTACCGACCGGCTCAAGCAGATGAACCAGGAGCGCCAGAAGGTCTACACCTCCATCGAGGTGGATCCCGAGTTCGCCGACACCGGCGAGGCCTACCTGGTCGGCCTGGCCGTCACCGATTCCCCGGCGAGCCTCGGCACCGACATGCTCTCTTTCAGCGCCCAGCAGGGCGAAAACTCGCCGTTGGCCGCCCGCAAGCAGTCGGCGCACAACGTCTTCACCGCCGCCCTGGAGACCGAGCTCGACTTCTCCGAGCAGGCAGACGACACGCCCCCGGCCGACAAGGGCCCGAGCCTCGCCGATCGCGTCAAGGCGCTGTTCAAGAAGCACGACGCCAAGACCGATGCCGGCTTCGCCGCCTTCCGCAGCGAACTCGAGCAGACCCTCGAGCTCTTTGTGCAGAAGCACCAGGCCCTGGCCGCCGATCTCGCCGGACGCCCCAGCGCCGAGGCCTTCGCCGAGCTGCAGACCGCCCACGCCGAGACGCAGCGCCGCCTCGACGAGCTCTACACCGCGCTCGACAACGAACCGACCACCCCGCCCCGCGCCCCCGCCACCGGCGGCGGGAACGCCATGCTGACCGACTGCTAAGGACCGCCGCCCATGCGCAACGATACCCGCAAGAACTTCAACGCCCTGCTCTCCCGCGTGGCCCAGCTTTCCGGCGTGCCCAGCGCCGCCGAGAGCTTCGCCGTGGAGCCCAGCGTGCAGCAGACCCTGGAATCCAAGATCCAGGAGTCCAGCGAATTCCTCGGCCGCATCAACATGGTCGGCGTCGACGAGCTCAAGGGCGAGAAACTCGGCCTCGGCGTCTCCGGTCCGATCGCCGGCCGCACCGACGTCTCCCTCAACGATCGCAGCCCGCGCGACCTATCCACCCTGGAGGCCAACGGCTACGAGTGCGTCTCCACCGAGTTCGACACCTTCCTGCCCTGGTCCAAGCTCGACGCCTGGGCCAAGTTCGCCGACTTCCAGACCCGCGTGCGCAACGCCATCGTTCGCCAGCAGGCGCTGGACCGCATCATGATCGGCTTCAACGGCACCAGCGCCGCCGTGGCCACCGATCGCGTTACCAACCCGCTGCTCCAGGACGTCAACATCGGCTGGCTGCAGAAGTACCGCACCGATGCCCCGGCCCGGGTGCTCACCGAGGTGGTGGCCTCTTCCGGCCAGGTCACCGTCGGCAGCGGCGGCGACTACGAGAACCTCGACGCCCTGGTCTTCGACGCCGTCAACGAGATGGTCGAGCCTTGGTACCGCGAGTCCACCGACCTGGTGGCGATCATGGGCCGCAAGCTGCTCGCCGATAAGTACTTCCCGCTGATCAGCACCCACGCCGGCACGCCCTCCGAGGCCCAGGCGCTGGACATGCTCGTCAGTCAGAAGCGCGTCGGCGGCCTGCAGGCGGTGCGCGCGCCCTTCGTGCCCGACGGCATGATCTTCGTAACCAGCCTGGAGAACCTCTCGCTTTACTGGCAGCAGGGCAGCCGCCGCCGCTACATCAAGGACAAGCCCGAGCGTAAGCGGGTCGAGAACTACGAGTCCTCCAACGACGCCTACGTCGTCGAGGACTACGGCTTCGGCTGCCTGGTCGAGAACATCAACTTCATCTAAGGAGTGGGCCCATGACCGACCAGACCCGGCACGAACAGAAAGCGCCCGAGCGCAAGGCGCCCAAGCTCAGCCCCGCCCGTCGGCACTTCCAGCGAGCCACCGCCGCCCAGGCGGCGGGGGCCGCCGATCCCCGCGCCGCCCAGACCGGCGAGCAGTATGAGCTGCACGCCGCCGCCCTTTGGGAGGCCCGCCGCACCCTCAAGGGCATCAAGAGCCTCGAGGCCAAGGTCGAGAAGAAGCGCGAGCTGCTGCCCGAGTTCGAGGCCTACGTGGCCGGCGTGCTCGAGGGCGGCAACGGCGCCGCTGACGACGTGCTGATGACCGTGATGCTGTGGCGCCTCGACGTTGGGGATCTTGCCGGCGGCATCGAGGTCGCCGAGTACGCCCTGCGCTACGGCCTGGACACCCCCGACCGCTTCGAGCGCGACACCGCCTCGATCGTCGCCGAGCAGACGGCCGAGGAAGCGCTGGCCCGGCTCGAGGCCACCGAGGGCGACGCCCTGCCCCTGGTCGCTGCCGAGCTGGTCATGCACCTCTCGCGCGCCGAGGCCCTGACCGCCGACGCCGACATGCACGACCAGATCCGCGCCAAGCTGCACAAGGCGCTGGGCTACGCCTACCGCGACAAGGGCGGCCACCTGGACGACGCCCTCGAGCACCTGCGCCGCGCCCTGCAGCTCAACGATCGCGCCGGCGTCAAGAAGGACATCGAGCGCCTCGAGCGCGAGCTGAAGCACCAGAACGCCACCGGCCAGGGCAACGCCCCGGCCTGACGCCACCGAGTCGCACGCCGACGCCAAGGGGGCGCCGGGGGAGAGCGGACCACGGTCCCATCTCGTCGATCCCGGCCCACCCCCTTCCTTCACCTTGAGGCCCGGCCATGTCGTCACTGATCTCCTACGACACCGGTGAGACCACCACCCCGCCGGATGCGCTCGTCAACAACGGCTTCTGGCCCGACATCGACCCCGCCGCCTTCCGCGATGCCGAGCGCGTCGACGGCACCGTGACCGAGCCGCGCCTCACCCACGCCCTGGGCGTCGCCCTCGCCGACGTCAACCGCCAGCTCGCCGACTGGCAGCAGGCCCGCCAGGACGACGGCGCGACCAGCGTCAATGACGTCGCCGCCCCGAGCTGGGCCGCCGACGGACACTACGTCCTGCTCTACCGGCGCGCCCTCTACGCCACCGCCATGGCCAGCTTGATGGAGCGCTACCGCGACTACAGCGCCACCGGGGAAGGCGACGAGCGCGGCGAGGCCAAGGACCTGGCCGCCGACGACTACCGCCGCGACGCCCGCTGGGCCGTGGCCGAGATCCTCCACGAGCGCCACACCACCGTGGAGCTGATCTAGTGCCCACCGTGCGCACCCACCAGGGCGAGACCCTGGACGCGCTCTGCTATCGCGTGCTCGGCAGCACCGCCGGCGTCACCGAGCAGGCGCTCGAATTGAACCCCGGGCTCGCCGAGCTCGGGTCGATCCTTCCCCACGGCACCCTGGTCGAGCTGCCGGAAGAGCCGCCGACGGCTGCCGTGGTCGACACCGTCCAACTCTGGACCTGACATGAGGACTGCATGGCGGAAAGCACCGTGACTTCTTCCCTCTTTGAACGCCACCTGCAGACCGGCATCCAGCTCACCCTGGTCGCCCTGCTCGCCTGGGCGGGACTCAAGCTGGTCACGCTCGGCGAGCACACCGCCGTGCTGCGCGAACGCCTGGTCTACCAGGGAGAGCAGATCTCTAGCCTGCGCCGCGACCTTCGCGACTGGAGCGACCTCTACTACCGCAAGGCTGATGCCAGCCGCGAGATCGGCACCCTTCAAGACCGCATTACTCGGCTCGATGGCCGCGTCAGTCAGCTCGAGGAGGAAAGCCGCCCATGACCCTGCACTACGGAAGTACCGGCCCCGCCGTCGAACGCCTGCAGAACGACCTGAGACGGCGCGGCTTCGGCCTCACCGCCGACGGCATCTATGGCCCCGCCACCGAGACCGCCGTGCGCGCCTTCCAGCGCGAGCAGGGCCTGGTCATCGACGGCCTCGCCGGCCGCAAGACCCAGCGCGCCCTGCAGCAGGGCCGCGACCCCAAGGCGCTGCGCCAGGCGGACCTGGTCGGTGCCGCCGAGACGCTCGAGGTCGAGCTCGCCGCCATGATGGCCGTCAACGAGGTCGAGTCCCGCGGGGTCGGCTTCCATCACGGCGGGCCGAGAAACGGCGCCCCGGTGATCCTCTTCGAGCGCCACATCATGCGCCGACGCCTCGAGCACCACGGCATCAGCCCCAAGCCCTGGGAGAGCCGCACCCCCAACCTGGTCAACCGCCACCCCGGCGGCTACCAGGGCGGACCCCACGAGCACGGCCGCCTGGCGCGTGCCGGAGAGATCCACGCCGAGGCAGCCATCGAGTCGGCCAGCTGGGGGCTTTTCCAGATCATGGGCTTCCACTGGCAGCACCTCGGCTACAGCAGCGCCCGCGTCTGGGAGGAGGCAATGCGGGCCAGCGAGGGCCGCCAACTCGAGGCCTTCGTGAGCTTCATCGAGTCCGACCATGCCCTGCATGCCGCCCTGCGACACCGCGACTGGCGCGACTTCGCCCGGCGCTACAACGGCCCCGACTTCGAGCGCAACGACTACGACACCAGGCTCGATGCCGCCTACCGGCGCCACGCCCGCGCCCTGGAGCGTGTGGCATGAACCTGATCGCCAACATCCTCGGCACCGTCGCCGGCCCGGTGATGGAGGTCATCGACCAGGCCGTCACCGACAAGGACCAGGCCGCCCGGCTCAAGGCCGATCTGCAGCGCCGCCTGATCGATCAGCAGGATGCCGGCCTCAAGGCGCGCATGCAGGTGGTGCTCGCCGAGGCCACCGGCGAGAGCTGGCTGCAGCGCAACTGGCGGCCGATCCTGATGCTGGTCATCGTCGCCATCGTCGCCAACAACTACCTGCTCGCCCCCTACCTCGGCGCCATGTTCGGCGTCGGCCTGCACCTCGAGCTGCCCGAGCCGCTGTGGAACCTGATGACCCTGGGCGTGGGCGGCTATATCGCCGGCCGTAGCGGCGAGAAGATCGCCGGCACCCTCAAGGGCAAGCGCGGCAGCTTCCTGGAGGAGGTCGACACCCGATGAAGAAGCTCCACTCGCTGCGCACCTACCTGCTCGCGCGCATCCCCGACCTCTCGCGCAACCCCGACCGGCTGTTGACCTTCATCGAGGACGGCAGCATCGAGTTCCACCGCGGCGCCCACCTCTCGCACCAGTACCTGGTGCCGGTGCGCATCGTGCTCACCGACCACGCCGGCGAGCTCGACACCGTGATCATCCCGCTGCTGCAGTGGCTGTCCCGCTACCAGCCCGACCTGGTGCCCGAGGAGGCCGTGACCTTCCAGGCCGAGCTGCTCGACAACCAGCGCTGGGATCTCGCCATCGACGTCACCCTCACCGAGCGTGTGGTGGCCCTGGTGGACTGCGACGCCGGCACCATCCACGTCGACCACCGCCAGCCCGAGTTCGATATCGACCCCTGCGCCGCCGCCGACTGGCAGCTCTACATCCGCGACGTCGACGCCGACGAGGCCTACACCCTGGCAGCAGAGTGGCAGCAATGACCGACGACCTGGACGCCCTCGAGGACTGGATCGGCCCGCTGATCGAGCGCCTCGAGCCCGGCGAGCGCCGCAAGCTGGCCCGCGACATCGCCCGCACCCTGAGAAAGCGCCAGGCCGCGCGCATCAAGCGCGGCGAGAACCCCGACGGCTCGCCCTTCGCGCCCCGCAAGCCCCAGGCACGCGAGCAGGCCGGCGCCATCCGCCGCGGCGTGATGTTCGCCAAGATCCGCCGGGCCAAGTACCTCAAGGGGCGCGGCATGGCCGACGCCGCCACCGTCGGCTTCGCCGGGCGCGTGGCGCGCATCGCCCGGGTGCATCAGTACGGCCTGCGCGACAACGTCGACCGCAACGGCCCCTGGTACGACTACCCCGAGCGCCGCCTGCTCGGCTACAGCGACGCCGACCGCGCCGTGGTGCGCGACATGATCCTCGAGCGGATCGGCGACGCCCTCTAGCCGCCCGGCGACGCGGTACGTTGTAGCGTCCGCATCCACAACGCCCCCCGCTAGAGCCAACCCCGCCCAGGGGCAACGATGGCGCCATGAGCCAACGCCCCCTGCATAGCGCCGCCGAGCTGCTGCGCCTGATCCACAACTTGGTCCGCCTCGGCACCGTCGCCGAGGTGGACCACGCCCGCGCCCGCGTGCGCGTGGCCACCGGCGAGATCACCACCGCCTGGCTGCCCTGGCTCGAGGCGCGCGCCGGCACCACTCGCACCTGGTCGCCGCCCACCGTCGGCGAGCAGGTGGTGGTGTTCGCCCCCGGCGGCGACATGGTCAGCGCCGTGGTACTGGCCGGCCTCTACCGCACCCAGCACCCCGCGCCCAGCGGCAGCGCCGACGTCTTCCACGCCGTGATGCCCGACGGCGCCGTGCTCGAGTACGACCACGCCGCCAGCCACCTGCAGGCCACCCTGCCCGGCTCGGCCACACTCGCCGCCCAGGGCGACGTCACCGTGACCACCCCGGCCGCGCTCACCGCCACCGCCGGCGGCGGCGCCACGCTCAACGCCGACACCGTGATCAACGGCAACCTGACCCTGAACGGCAACTTCAGCCAGCCCGGCGGGCAGACCGCCACCATCGCCGGCGATGTCGCCTTCACCGGCGCCGTGACCAGCGACGGCAAGGACATCAGCGCGAGCCACCAGCACAGCGGCGTTCAGCCGGGCAGCGGCAACACGGGAGGTGTTATCTGATGACCGGCATGAACGCCAGCAGCGGCCGCGCCCTGGCGGGCCTCGAGCATATCCGCCAGAGCGTGCGCGACATCCTGACCACGCCCCTCGGCTCACGCGTCATGCGCCGCGACTACGGCAGCCTGCTGCCCGAGCTGATCGATCAGCCGCTCACCGATGCCCTGATGCTGCAGGTCTACGCCGCCACCGCCATGGCGCTGATCCGCTGGGAGCCGCGCCTGCGCGTCACCGCCGTGCGCCGTAGCGTCAGCGCCTCACGGCCGGGCACCGCCGTGCTCGAGATCGACGGCCAGACCACCGCCGGCGGCCAGCCCATCCGCCTGGAGGTGCCCGTCGCATGAGCGGAACCATCAACCTCTCGCAGCTCCCCGCGCCCACGATCGTCGAGACGCTCGACTTCGAGGAGATCCTCGCCGAGCGCAAGGCGGCGCTGCTCGACCTGGTCGAGGCCAGCCAGCGCGACGCCGTCACCGCCACCCTCGCCCTGGAGAGCGAGCCGCTGACCAAGCTGCTCGAGGAGAGCGCCTACCGCGAGCTGACCTGGCGGCAGCGCGTCAACGAGGCGGCCAAGGCGGTGATGCTCGCCTACAGCCTGGGCGATGACCTCGACCAGCTGGTGGCCAACTTCGAGGTCGAGCGCCTGGTGATCGACGCCGGCGACCCCGACGCCACCCCGCCGGTACCGCCCACCTACGAGAGCGACGAGGACCTGCGCCTGCGCGCCCAACAGGCCTGGGAGGGCCTCAGCGTCGCCGGCCCGCGCGGCGCCTATGTGTTCCACGCCATGAGCGCCGACGGTCGGGTGGCCGATGCCTCCGCCATCAGCCCCAACCCCGCCGAGGCCCTGGTGACTCTGCTCTCCACCGAGGGCGACGGCACCGCCAGCCAGGCGCTGATCGACATCGTCGACGCCGCCCTCTCCGCCGAGGACATCCGCCCGGTGGGCGACCGCCTCACTGTGCAATCGGCCACCATCACCCCCTATACCGTCGACGCCACCCTCTACGTCTACCCGGGGCCCGAACAGGAACCCATCCTCGAGGCGGCCGAGGCCGCCCTGGACGCCTACGTCGGCACCCAGCGGCGCCTGGGCCGCGACATCCGCCTCTCGGCCCTCCATGCCGCCCTGCATGTGGAGGGGGTGCAGCGGGTGGAGCTCGCCGCCCCCGCCGCCGACGTGGTGCTCGATGATACCCAGGCCGCCCACTGCACCGGCACCACCGTGGTGATCGGGGGCAGCGATGAGTGACACGCGCCGCCCGCTGCTGCCGCCCAACGGCACACCCCTGGAGCGCGCCGCGGCCGAGGCCCTGGCCGAGATCCAGCGCGTCCCGGTAGAGCTGCGCCAACTCTGGCACCCCGCCACCTGCCCGGCCCGGCTGCTTCCCTACCTGGCCTGGGCCTTCTCGGTGGACCGCTGGGACCCCGCCTGGACCGAGGCAGCCAGGCGCGAGGTGATCGCCTCTGCGTTCTACGTCCACCAGCGCAAGGGCACGATCTCGGCCCTGCGCCGGGTCGTCGAGCCGCTCGGCTACCTCCTCGAGGTCATCGAGTGGTGGGAGACGAGCCCCGAAGGCACGCCCGGCACCTTCGCGCTCAAGATCGGCGTGCTCGACACCGGCATTACCGATGCCATGTACACCGAGCTCGAGCGCCTGGTCGATGACGCCAAGCCCCTCACCCGCCACATCACCGCCCTGGACATCGCCGGCGAGAGCCAGGGCGTCGTCTACCTCGGCAGCGCCATGTACGACGGTGACGTCACCGCCGTCTATCCCTTCGTCGCCGAAGAGAGCGAGGTGACCGGCATGTTCTACCTGGGCATCGCCACCGACAGCACCGACATCGCCACCGTCTACCCGCAGCCCTGATCGGCCAGGATCGTCACACCACAGGAGACCCACATGGCCCAGTTCTACACCCTGCTCACCGACGTCGGTCAGGCCAAGCTGGCCAACGCCGTCGCCCTGGGCAGCACCATCGACATCACCGAGCTCGCCGTCGGCGACGGCGGGGGCAGCCTGCCCACACCCGACAGCAGCGCCACGGCCTTGGTCAACGAGGTCCGCCGCGCGCCGATCAACACCAGCACCACCGACCCCGACAATCCCAGCTGGATCGTGGTCGAGCAGGTGCTGCCGCCCGACGTCGGCGGCTGGACCATCCGCGAGATTGGCATCTTCGACGTCGACGGCGACCTGATTGGTATCGGCAACTACCCCGAGACCTACAAGCCGGTGCTCGCCGAGGGCAGCTCGCGCACCCAGACCGTGCGCTTCGTGCTCGAGGTCAGCGACACCGCCGCCGTCACCCTCAAGGTCGATCCGTCCGTGGTGCTCGCGACCCGGGAATATGTCGACCAGGAGCGGGCCGAGCACGAGTCAAGCCGCAACCATCCGGCCGCCACCGAAGCGGCCCAGGGTATGTCAGAGATCGCCACCCAGACTGAAACAGATGCCGGCACCGATGATGGACGCTTCGTCACACCAAAGAAGCTAAAGAATTGGGCCGTTCAATGGGTAAAGCAGGCGACAGAATCGGTTGCCGGCATGCTCAAGGTGGCAACTACAACCCAAGTCGATGAAGGCACGGATGACACCACGGCGGTGACGCCAAAAAAGCTGCGGTGGGGGGTGGATTACTCTCTAGGCGGCACCGGCTACATCATTTTCCCTAGCTGGTTGGGCGGACTTATTTTCCAGTGGGGTGTCACCGGCGTCGGTTCTACCAGTCGCCCTGTGACTTTCCCTATCGCATTTCCAACAGCCATTATTAATGTCACCAGCTTTGACCAAGGATGGGCCTCAGGCACTGGGGGAGCTATGTGGGGGCAGACAAACAAGTCAACAACAGGCTTCACAATGCACACGAATATTAGCGCTGAAGGTGGCGCGTATTTCGCCTGGGGGTATTAATGATTTATTTCAGCGCATCAACAAACGCTTTTTATCCGAAAAGCCTTCGTTCAGATTATCAGAGGTCCGGCTCTTGGCCCTCTGACACCATAGAGGTGTCAAAGTCGGATCATGCTATCTACATAGGGGAGCCTCCCGAGGGCATGCAACGTGGCGCCGACGAGAACGGCCGCCCAACTTGGGTGCCGATCCCCCCGATAGATCTCGATACCCTCGCCGCGCGCAAGCGCAGTGAGATCGACACCGCCCGCGACCAGGCCTTCGCCACTGGCTTGCCCTACGACATCGCCGGCGAGCCAGACGTAGTGCAGACCCGCCCCCAGGACCAGATCAACCTGCTAGGGCTCTCCAGCAAAGCACAACGACTGATCGCCGATGGCGTCACCGACCCGGTGATGCCATTCCGCGGCCAGTCCAACGTCACCCGCATGATCACCCCCGAACAGATGGACGCCATGACGCTCGACGCCCTGGCGCACATCGAGGGGATCTACCAGCAGAGCTGGGATTGCAAGGACACCATCAAGGCCGCCCTCGAGGCTGAGGATCGGGAGGGGATCGAGGAGGTGGCATGGTGAAGATTACATAAGGCAGGCCCCAAGTACCGGGGCCTTTTACACTTTGACCTAGCTCACTGAGAGCCTAGCAACGATCTACCATACTCGCGCTTGGTTGATTACACCCTAATCGACGCGCTAGTAAATTTGCGATCAACGGGACATAGACAACACTTAGCCGTAACTACTAACCCCGGAAAATCCGCATAATTCCATTTTTCGCCTATCGCCAAGCAATTTTTTAGCACAATCTTTACATTAATGTAGCCAGTCAGTATAAATTTCAGAGGCTCCCAGATTCAAGTACTTCAGATACTCATCGACACTATTTATTGTATGAACGTAGCTGCGAACCCCCCTTTCATCAAAGGCCTGCTTAGCCAAACCAGCGTCAACTTTGCCACGCGGCATTGTCAATCCATACAAATCCATGTTTTTCAAATGACTTAGAATAGATTCGTTGTCGCCACGGAATCGATACAATGTCCATATAACATTATCAAAACCCAACATTCTGGCCATATAATATTCTGTTGGCTGATACACTTGTGGAACAAATCTGTTTTTAAGCTCCGGGTAGCGTTCGGCTATTAACTTTAGTGCGTTAGCGTTTCTTTCCTTTACATCAGTGACAATTCTGTCTCCTGGATTTTTTTCCATCCAGTGAGCAAGCGATGTGAGCGTACATTTTTCAACATCCGACTTACCGGAAACCAAAGTAATGAATTCATTCAATGAAACAGCCGACTCAGTATTAATTCCAAATGAGCGTTCAAAACTATTGCCCCAGTCATGAATACAAACAAGCTCATCATCTGATGTCCACGATAAGTCAACCTCGAAGAGAGAGTAATTTTCCTTATTGTATTCAAGTGCTTCTATTGAGTTGGTATAAGTTTTTCCGTTATACCCGCCGCCGGCGTGAGCAACCCTTTCGATGCTACTCAAGTTCCTTTGATTGCTGAATTCAAGCAATAAGTGCAGCACCTGCGGTATCCAGGGCTCCTGAGTATTCCCCCAGGAATACCTGTGCCGGTGTCCGATAGCCGAGCCGT